GGGTGCAAATGCAAGTGGCGGCAGAGGAAACCAAAATAAAAATGATTATCAATCTACAGAAATTGGTGCAGTAAAATATGAAGAAATAAGAGAAGTTTGTAATGAATGGGAAGGTTGGGGAACTGCACTCAAGCCAGCACACGAACCGATTGCGGTAGGTCGTAAACCAATATCCGAAAGTACCGTTGCTAAGAATGTATTAAAACATGGTACTGGCGGGATTAATATTGATGCTAGTCGTATTCCTACTAATCCTGATGACGATAATCTTAGACATAATGTTCGGAACCATAATAAAACTGGTGATGTTTATTCTATGTATAGTGGATGGTCTCGCGGCTCAAGCCTGGATGACACTAAAGGCAGATTCCCAGCAAATATAATGCACGATGGTAGTGATGCTGTTACGAGTATATTTCCACAACAAACTGGTAAAAGTAGTGGAAGGGGAGCATTATCGTCTGGTGGTAATATATATGGTGGCGGCAAGGGTATATTGGGTGCTGAATCAAAAGGTGAACTCATTGGTTTTGGTGACGAAGGTTCAGCCGCTCGTTTCTTCTATTGCCCAAAAGTATCAAAGAAAGAACGTGGGAAAAATAACAAACATCCAACAGTTAAACCACAAGAATTAATGAAATATTTAGTGAGACTTGTCACTCCTAAAGGTGGTACTGTACTTGATCCATTTATGGGTTCTGGTTCTACTGGTATGGCAGCAAAAGATTTGGGTTTTGACTTTATTGGTATTGAAAAATCAGAAGAATATTTCAAAATCTGTCAAGAACGAATTGATGAAACAAACCCACTAAGCGAATTTTTTGACTAGACAATCATTATAGAATATGCTATAATGGTGGAATTAATATAGGAGAATTATATGTCAATAATGGACAAACTCAAAAAGAATTCAAAACTAAAGACCACAGAAGTTCTTTCAGAGTCTAAATTTTTTAATAATAAAGAACAGGTTTCAACACCAGTTCCAATGATGAATGTAGCATTATCTGGATCAATAGATGGTGGTCTTACTCCTGGCTTGACCGTATTGGCTGGGCCATCTAAGCACTTTAAAACTTCATTTACGTTGTTGATTGCAGCGGCCTACTTGAAGAAGTATGAAGATGCTGTAATGTTATTTTATGACTCAGAATTTGGATCACCAGCATCATACTTTGAACAGTTTGATATTGATACCGCGAGGGTTCTACATACACCAATTACAAACGTAGAAGAATTGAAATTTGATCTTATCGCTCAACTTGAGGGAATGGATAAATCTGATCGTGTTATCGTGGTTATTGATTCAATTGGTAATCTTGCATCTAAGAAAGAAATGGAAGATGCAATCAACGAAAAGTCTGTAGCAGATATGTCAAGAGCAAAAGCCCTCAAAGGTTTATTCAGAATGTGTACGCCATATTTGGCAATGAAGAACATTCCCATGATTGCAGTCAATCATACATACAAAGAGATTGGGTTATTTCCAAAAGATATTGTGTCTGGTGGAACTGGAATCTATTACAGTGCAAACAACATTTGGATTCTTGGTCGCAGACAGAATAAAAAGGGAACCGAAATTCAAGGATATGATTTTGTTATCAATGTTGAAAAATCTAGGTTCGTTAAGGAAAAGTCTAAAATTCCCATTACGGTTTCTTGGGAAGGCGGCGTTGCACCTTGGTCTGGATTGCTAGAAGTTGCTCTTGCTGGTGGGTATGTTGTCAAACCAAGTAACGGTTGGTATAGTTCAGTTGATATGAATACTGGTGAAGTGTCTGAGAAGAAAGTTCGTGAGGCTGGCACTCTTGAAGAAAGTTTTTGGAAGCCTATATTTGATAGTACAGACTTTGCTGAATTTATTAAAAAGCAGTATACTATTGGGTATCAGACAGAAATTGATATGGATGAAGTTATAATGAATGAGGGTGAATAATGCCAGAATTTAAAGAAGGTGTAGACTATGAACATATTCCACATCCTAGAGATGATAAAGCATGGTCCATTAGAGTTTTAGAGGGTGTGTATTCTGAAACAGTAATTTCTTTTGGAACAATCACAATTGATGGTGAGGATAATGAGGATAGTCAAATGACATTTGACTTCACGCTAGAAAGTTCACCAATAGATGATCTTGATGAGGGTAGTTTGGAGTTCCAAGACTTTGCTGGTAATCTATTGACTTCTATCATAGAAACTGCTATAATTAATAAAACAGGTGAAATGAAGGAACTTTAATTGTCTAATATTGAACAAATAATTCTAAAAAACTTAATCTCTGATGAAAAGTATATGCGTAAGGTTTTACCTTTCATCAAACCAGAGTATTTTGAGGGTGTGTATCGGCAAATGTTTACCAATGTTGGCGTATATGCTGGTAAATACAATAGATTGCCAACCCAAGAAGCGTTTAGAATTGAGATTGATGAATCAGATCGTTATACTGATGAGCAATATAGACATGCTATGGAGATTATTCCACAAATCTTTGATGGAACGCCCTCAGATGAAGAACATCTTTTAGAGGTTACTGAAAAGTGGTGTCAAGACCGCGCACTATTCAATGCAGTGATGGAATCAATTAGTATCATTGATGGAAAGCATGAAACACTTTCTAAAAATGCTTTACCTGATATTCTAAGCACTGCATTGGGTGTTTCATTTGATACAAATGTTGGTCACGATTATCTTGGAAATTTTGAAGAACGCTATGAATTTTATCATCGTACTGAAGAAAGATTAGCGTTTGATTTAGAATATTTTAATATGATAACTAAGGGCGGTTTACCTAAGAAAACATTAAATATTATCTTGGCTGGTACTGGTGTAGGTAAATCTCTTTTCATGTGTCACCAATCAGCAGCAGCACTTTCAGACGGTAAAAATGTTTTATATATCACGATGGAAATGGCAGAGGAAAGAATTGCTGAGAGAATTGACGCAAATCTTTTAAACATTCCTATTGATCAAATTAATACTTTGAGCAAAGAAAACTTTTCTGAGAGAGTTGCTAATATTTCAAAGAGAACTAATGGTAAATTCATTATTAAAGAATACCCTACTGGTCAAGCAAATGTCGCTCATTTTAGAAGTTTGCTAAGTGAACTCAAATTAAAAAAATCATTTGAACCAGATATTATTTTTATAGATTATCTAAATATCTGTGCTAGTAGTAGAATGAAGGCTATGGGGGGATCAATAAATTCGTACACCTATATCAAAGCAATCGCGGAAGAAATGCGAGGACTCGCAGTTGAATTTAACGTACCGATTGTCTCAGCAACACAAACCACAAGATCAGGTTTTTCAAATTCCGATATTGGGTTGGAAGATACTTCTGAATCATTCGGCCTTCCAGCAACAGCAGACCTCATGTTTGCACTCATATCCAACGAAGAACTTGAAGGAATGGGTCAAATTGCAGTTAAACAATTAAAGAATAGATACAATGATCCGACATACAAAAAGAGGTTTGTCATAGGTGTTGATCGTTCTAAAATGAGGTTGTTTGATGTAAGTGAAGATCAACAGACTTTAATTGATGATACTCCAGTATTTGATAAAACACCTCAAGGCGAAGATTTAGAAAAATTTAAGGATTTTAAGTTATGAATAGAGCGCATTGGTTAGCAGATCAAATTAGATCAAATAATTATAAGATTGGTGTAGAATTGGGAGTGTTGAGAGGCCCAACATTTAAGTTCATTACAGTAAATTGTTCTAATACAACACACATTGGGGTTGATGTATTTTTAAACGATAAGATTTGGAAAGCAAAAGATATATCAACTACAGAGGAATTGTGTGAGCAACCACCTGTTGAATGGTATGGTGAACTTATTAAATTTTGTGAAGGTTTTGACGGTAGGGCAAAATTAATTAGAGACTTCACACATCTTGCACACAATCAGTTTGAAGATGGTTCTCTTGATTACGTTTTTATTGATGCTTCACATGATGGGGATTCCGTAAAAAGAGATATTGAATTATGGACTCCAAAAATTAGAAAAGGTGGATTGGTGTCTGGACATGATATAAATCTTATTCAAGTAGCAATGGCTGTTGTGCAATCAACACCAAAACACAAAGTAGGTCCAGATAATGTATGGTGGTATATAAAATAATGAAATTAAAAAGTCAAATGAATATAAATATAGTTAACTCAGAAAAATGGAGTAATCTTACAAATGGATGATTTTTTAGATCAAGAGGGTGTAGATAAGATTTCTCAATTATGGGATAAATTTCATAAAGTAGTTGCTGATTTAAATGAAGAAGAATACAGCCATCTTGAAATTGCAGGACTAATGCAAGCCTATGCTTTAAAACTTTATAGAATGAAGTTAACTGACGATGAGTATCGTGGGATGTTAAACTATATATTTTTACAACATAATCGTATTATGGAAGATAACGAGTCAAAAACACTACATTAAGGAACTACATTATGAAAGCAGTTTTAAAAGCGTACACACAACCACATGAATCACCAGCCTTGGGCGATCTGCAAGAGTTTGTTGCATATTGCGCTAGGGTATCAAATCCTTCAAATCAAATCAATAGTGCTACTAGCCAAAAACTTCTACAATATCTTATCAAGCATAAACATTGGTCACCGCTAGAAATGGTATCTGCTACAATGGAGATTGAAGCAACAAGAGATATTGCCCGACAACTCTTGCGGCATAGGTCATTCTCATTTCAAGAGTTTTCTCAGAGATATGCTAATGTTGATGAATTTGGTGACAATATGTTTGAACTTTGTGAAGCAAGACTTCAAGACACTAAAAATAGACAGAATAGTATAGAAACAGATGATGCTGATTTACAATCTGCATGGAATATAATGCAACAAGAGGTGATTGATAAGGCTGAAGAAGCATATCTTTGGGCGATTGGAAATGGCATCGCAAAGGAACAAGCGAGAAAAGTTTTGCCAGAAGGTCTTACAATGTCGCGTCTGTATGTCAATGGAACGCTAAGATCGTGGATTCATTACATTGAATTGAGAAGTGCAAATGGAACTCAAAAAGAACATAGAGAATTAGCCATACAATGTGGAAAAGCAATTTCCTTAATATTTCCACTCGCAAACGACTTTTTTTAATGAAATAAATTTATACCCAACATAAAAAGGAGAATAAAATGGGAAAGAAACTTTCAACTTATTGGTCCGACAATAGTAATGATTATTGCGAAATACACTTTGATTATAAAGAAGAACATGCGTATATAAAATATTTTACAGAAGATGGAACAAAATACTTTGAAGAAACCTTTCCCAATAATTCCCTTAGATATGTAGAAGATGCGGCAGAAAATTGGTCATTGGGTTATAAAGATTTATCTCCAGAGCATCACACACAATATACTTTAAAATTTGGTTGACAAATGATTTGTAGTATGTCATAATACAGACATAAACGAATCAGAACAGGACAACAAATGAAGCGTATAACAACTATCGGAATATTAGCAGTTAATTGTGCTATTGCCGCTGGTATTGGCTATGCTGTTTTTGAAGCAAAAAAGCAAGTATCTGATACCACTGAGGCAGTAGAACAACTAGCAGAAGAAAGAGCAAATGAAATTGCAGAAGAACATGCAATTGAACTTGCTCGGCAAGCAGAACAAGTGAAACAAGTACAATGTTTGGCAACAAACATTTATTATGAAACTATGGCATCTTCTTTGGCTGATGCCATGGCAGTTACAGATGTGGTTCTCAATAGAGTGGCACACGAAAAATATCCAAACACACCTTGTGAGGTTGTGCATCAATCTTATCTAAACGATAAGGGTGTACCATTACTCAATAAATGTCAATTCAGTTGGTATTGTGATGGTAAAGCAGATGAACCACAAAATGAAAATTCTTGGACAAAATCTGTTGACCATGCTGTAACAATGTATAGTGGTGGAGAGTGGCGAGGATTGACCGAAGGTTCAACACATTATCATGCAACATATGTTTCACCATCATG